TAGGTCTAGGTTATCCTAGAGATCACACAGAATTTCAAAATTTACTAGCATCAGGTACAGATAGATTTCCTGGTAGAAGTACTGCTGTTAAAACTGAACCAGGTAAAGATAGAAATGCCACTGCAGATACAGGTGGTACTTATTCAGATGCAACATTAACTGTTTTGTCAAGTAAAAATAACGCACAAGTAGAGATAAGATTTAGAGACGTTTATCCTACTGGTTTAACAGGATTACAATACGATCAACAAGCGGGTGATGTAGATTACTTAACAGCGACTGTATCATTTCAGTATCTAGTATATGATTTTGCGTCAGTAGGGTCATCTACAACAACTGTAACCACATCATAGACTTTACAAAACAACGTTTTTGTGATAGAATATATATTATGGAGTTATTATGGATTTAGAACAATTACAAG